CTGGGCTCCGTCGCCAGACGAGCCAATCTGGGCATTGTAGCCAGACGAACCAATCTGGGCTCCGTCGCCAGACGAGCCAATCTTGGCTCCGTCGCCAGACGAACCGATCTGGGCATTGTAGCCAGACGAACCAATCTGGGCTCCGTAGCCAGACGAACCAATCTTGGCTCCGTAGCCAGACGAACCAATCTGGGCTCCGTCGCCAGACGAGCCAATCTGGGCATTGTAGCCAGACGAACCAATCTGGGCTCCGTCGCCAGACGAGCCAATCTTGGCTCCGTAGCCAGACGAACTAATCTGGGCTCCGTAGCCAGACGAACCAATCTTGGCTCCGTAGCCAGACGAGCCAATCTTGGCTCCGTAGCCAGACGAGCCAATCTTGGCTCCGTAGCCAGACGAGCCAATCTTGGCTCCGTAGCCAGACGAACCAATCTGGGCTCCGTCGCCAGACGAGCCAATCTGGGCATTGTAGCCAGACGAACCAATCTGGGCTCCGTCGCCAGACGAGCCAATCTGGGCATTGTAGCCGGACGAACCAATCTGGGCATTGTTGCCGGATGAATTATCCTTTATGCTCGTTTTTATTTTTTCAGGTGATGTGATCTCTTTTAGCCACTCAACTCCAAGATTGATCATGTCAGCCAATTTTAACTCTGCTTTTATTTTAATCTTCGATGAGCAAATTTTTGTCCCTCTATCCCACTTGGATATATTCCCGTCTTGCTCTACTTCGCAAAACCTAGAATCTATCATAGTATAGTAATCAAAAACATCAAACGGGCTTTCGCAAGCGTGAAAGCCTCTGTTACACATCTCGATCTTTCCATCCATCTCATATATCCCTCCAATTTTGTATTGGAAGCCTCTGCATCTAAGATTCTTGTCGAATCCCTTATAAGATTTTATAGCCATTTTATTATGTTAATTCATTTAATATAATTCATCCACTTCTGTCCTCTTATCCATAGGCTTGTTTTGATTATTGATAATATCAAGCAACTCATCCCATGTCCTCTCAAACAATTGTCCATTATTAACTCCACAACACCCACATCCACTAGAAAATACTGGAATCATACTCCCATCGCACATCCTAACGAATTTATACCCTATATATTCATCACATAATGAACATCTTCTTACTGGAAGAAATCTTATTCCATTTTTATTAATGATACTTATTAATGTCTCACGATTCATATTGTTCTCTTAATTTACGTTTAACCCATTTAACTATTAATAAATACTTTTGCCTCTGAGATAGACATAAATCTATCAGGAAGCTCAATATGCCCATTAAATACTTTTACATACAATGGAGATGAATAAATTCTATATCCTTTGTACTTTGTATTTATTTCCGGAAGATTTGATTCTACTCTTATTGTTTCCTCGCTGTCGAATATAATCTCATTTGCCATCTTTCTTATGTGCGCTAAGACCTTGCCTTTCTTTACAAGCACACTATTGACGAATAATTCATATCCGTCATCCATTTTCATTATTTTTATTTCCATTTCGCCTCCGATTAATTATTTCTAACCAAACGGATAGAACTTATCCGCATTCTCTCCCCCTTCTATGATAAAGTTGGCCAACCCGCGCGTCAAAAGGTTTGCTAGGTTGTCCACCGTCTCCAACTCCTTACAGTTAAACCACGCTACCCTGCTGTAGGTGTCACCTATCCATATCACACTCATACTTCCGTCCCGACTGACCTCCTTCACCAGCCCTATATGGTTTTTAGTGTCCTTAATCACATTTAATTCGTCAATATTTGTAAGCCGAACAAAATCCATCGGCCGTATCACTTTATTCTCGTCCATGTCTTTATCCTCCTATATTCTTTTTATTCTCTCAATTTACGCTTAACCTCTTTAACATATTTAGTAGAATGTAGTCCCCTATGCAATCTTATAGCCCGATCTATATCCTTGTTCGGATTATGATGAGATTGATATATCTCGAACATTTCCCTAGCCTTGATAGGATTTGTTCTATCATCGTATCTATACCGCTTTTTCTCCCGTTTAAGACACAATATCCTATTAACCTCATCTACATACACCTTTTTCATCTGCCACCTCCCTAACGCCCCTGAAGTGGCGTTGTGCGCCCGATCGTCATTCCTTGACTCCACGAAAGACAGGGCGGTCGCCAGCTTATCCCATACCCGTGCCTCGACCACTGCCGGCTTCGGGGCGAGGGGCATGCCTCCGTTCCCTTTTGGTGGTGTCAATATTATCATCGCCATCACAAGTAAGTATCTTATCACGTTCCCTTGTTTTTATAAAACTCCTCCCCAAATTTCACGTTATCCACATAATCCTCCATGCACTCATGAATAATTATATGAATATCACCCTCCGTGTATGTTACCTCAGACATTAACCTCTCATTGGTCATCCACCAAGAATAACTATCAATATGCCGTATCTCAAATCCATGATCATGCAACGCATACATAACATTATATCTTAAATCCCTGTCCATCATCATACACTCGTACACGATATAGCCATTGATACTTTCATAAGACCTACCGAACGTATAAACGTACCTACCCATCAACTTATACAACTCCCTTGCCATAGGATTCGGGATCGCCTCATCCATATCAAAATCATCACCCGTATCAATAATCTTATCCACGTCCCGTTCATCAATACAAGCCCTAGGCATTCCTATCGTCCGTACATAAAGGCGTGATCGGTGATCCCTACTTAACACTGTCCCGATATACTTTTCTCCTTTAGTGTATCCTATATTATGGTTGCCGGTTATATTAAACACAATTTCATCTCCTATATTAATCTCATCCATATTCAAGATGTTTATATCATTTGTTATCTTTTTTATACAAAAAGAGGATATAATGGCATAATATTATGATATCAAGACACGAATGCGTTATCTATCATATTATCATACATATCCTCTATACAACGTCATTTATGGCATTATATCGTATATGATGCCGCAGGTCATAAATACATCTAATTAACCTTTTTTTAAGGGCTTATTGCCATTTAGGTAACTAGCTATGCCTAATATTTTCGAAATAAGGGCTTTTTTAGCCTTATACTCATCGTTTATCCCTATTATCGCATATCTGTATACCATCCCATCCTTCGACACCTCCACGCCCACGTATTTAGGCGCAACGGCATCCCTATGTAATACGATAAACGGGCTTTTGCCGTCTAGCTCATTTATCAACTGATTAAACTGTCGCCTTGTCATCTGATAGTGATATTATTTCCATGTTATAAATACGATCTCTTTTTACCCTTATCTTCTCGCACAGCTCATCGAAGCACCCATCTTCTTCTAACCTACCAACATAATATGATACATTCGATTTAGAGCTTCCTTGAAGATATATATTTCCTCCTATATTCCTTGAGAAAAAATTAGGCAAGACCATCTTTTGTCTCTTATCCTTATTATCCATATAAGATATGACAACAACCCATAATTCTGGTTCCCGTTCTTTTATCGATAACATAAGATCAAGACTCGATTGACTATTGATATTCCTCCTGCCAGTTTCATTATAACGTAGAATAATATAATCATCTGCGTTATCATTCTCAACCATCACGACTATAGGGCGATCGCCCTTCCCATTATCACATAATACTCTTGCCTCTTTCCCGTTGCGGAGATATACCTTATCGTAATCTCCGTTTTTGTATATCTCAAAATCAAACTCTATCACCATATCATTTCCTCCTATTGATATATTGTTGTGTACGGCCTTCTTTTATTTTTTCGAAATAAAACTTATTCCCATATAACCTTGTAAAACAGATGTTATACCCGAAATGCTCCGCACGTCTGATTTGCGCATAACCTCTACTGATATCCTTATCATCAATCAGCGTAACAAAACAATGTGATCCTACTTCTGTATTCAAAACCAGATTTTCCCAATCTTTTACCTCCATATCAAATCTCCTTAAATAATTTTTTGTTATGATTATCGCTATTATACCATTTATCAATATTATCGTACTGCTTTGGATAAACCCCATAAGACCTACACCACCTAGGTAACGGCCCGTTCAGCACGTCTAACG